ACTATATAGGATGTCATCACCGACAGACAGTGTTGCGATATAATCAATCAAAGCCTGACGAATCAGGTTGGATGAATTCTCTTGGAAGTCTGGATAGGTTTCTAAGACCAATGCGATCTTAATACCAACTAGATCGGGGCGTGAGAATTTAACAATATGCGGATTGGCGTTAATGTCATATGCTGTAGCAGATACATCACCAAAGCTTGCAACACCCAAAGGAGATGTATCGAGAATAGCTTGACCAATGACTGTTGCATCACCACCCAGAACAACTGGTGCAAAGGTGTGGGCTGTAATACCACTAACAGGAGTATCAAATATATTCTGTGCAATGTTGACGTAACGCACACCCTTGATCTTACGGATGGATGAATACATTGCTGACAATTGACTGACACTAGAGCCAAACTTAGTATTGAAGTGGTATAAGCGCAATTCAGCATCATTCATCTTGTCACGCCCCTCATCAGCATCAAAGGGGTTGTACACACCAAGCCAACCAAGGACGGGACTTTGAATCACTGTGAGGGTGTTGCGGTCTTGTGAGCGTTTACCTGCCACCTGACAAATAGAGTCAACTGGTTTATGTACGCGCACAATGCTGGAACTACTCACGGTGAATGAGCCTGTATCGTTTTTATTGGCAAGACCAATATAGACGCTATTATCTGCATTCAACTTAGCTTCTAATGTGTCTGTGGATGCTGTAATGGCTGCAACAATTCTAGCACCAACAATGGCTGCTGTTTCTGTAATCAGTGCTGTGATGTTAATGGTTGTGTTGGTTACGACGCTACTATCGACCACCCAATTAACGGAATAAGATGCTGATGGTGTTAATGTCACTTCAACGGCATTACAGGATGTGTTATTCAGTGTGACAGAAGATTGAGTGAGGAAGTTATCCCCTGTAATCTTGCTGTTAATAATACTACCAGAAGGGATTGTGACGTTGTAATTACCATTTGCAATTAACAATGCTTCAGCTTTAGATGCTCCTTGACGTAATACACCAGACAAGAAGCATAAGTCATCAAGTTGTTGCCCTGTAGCTTGCTGAATATCTTTTGACGCGTAGATTGATTGTACGGCTTCTTCTTGTAGTCGAATTGGGTCAGCCACTGTTGCAAGGATTCTACCTAGCACACTGCTTTCATCAAGCGGGAGGTCTTGCCCAAGAGGAATGAGGGATGCGAAGTTTTGTGTTGCAAGGGTTCGTAGTTTCTCAATGATGTCAGGCAGTCTATCCACAACCAACCCACTTTCTTTTAACTCTGCCATAATCTGTTCCTAAAAAACTAAATTGTTTCCTGACTGATCTGTCAGTTGAATACCACTCTCGGTGAGTAGCATGTTCATTGTTGCGTAATCTGTAGTGTCACCATATACACTAACTTCAAAATAACAGGAGTAGTTTCTTCCTACAATCTTGCTGTTAAATGTGCGAATGGTTTCAACGTATTGGTCTTGTGTAATGATCGTTCTAACTAAGGCATCCAGCCCTGTTTTACTCTTTCCTTTTCCGAAGAAGTCATCAAAGTAATTTACCCCATAATCAAGATTTAACCACCAACTTTCTGTATGTGTTTTAAATCTGACATACAGGCGTTGGGCTACAGCTTGCGTCAGTGATGTTGTTAGTCGAATGTTTCCATCAAACACAATACCACTCGGTGACAGTAGGATGTCCATTAAACTAAGCTCACAATATTGGTGCGTGATGGGTCAACACCTGATGGGGTAGGTAGTGGATAGCCATGCTTATGGAACATGTAATCTCTACCATTAACCTGAACGCTAGGAGCTACAAGGTTTATCTTTGTTGGGGATGTTGCTGTAATACTGCCATCTTGTGTCATACGAACCTCACACTCAGATGGTGTACCAAGGTTATGTACGATGGTTAGGTCTTTTGTATTATGTGGCAATGTGTGGGCTGCTTGTCTATTTGGTGACTTGTTAAATGGACTTACACCAATAATAGCAACAGCATCTTGCAGAGACATGAAACGTCTACCAGTGTCATATGGTGTATCACTACCACCCTTGAATTCATCAATACTGCGTTGACTAAACAAGAGCATCACTGTATCGCCCTCTTGAACGGGCATTAGAATCGCACTAGAGCCTGTGTAAGGCATGATGACAGGGACATGGTGTAATACAGGGTATTCTGCTGTATCGCCGTCCTTAAACAGCCTATTAGGTAATGGTTGAACGTCAATAGACAATTGCTCCATATCCCGCACAGCTAAAACGACAGCAGGCATAGCAAAGAAGCAATCCTGCATGTAGGCTGTTAAGAAGTTGGTGAGGATGCTTTCAAGCGTAATCATAAAATGTGTTCACCAGATAATTCTAATTCCATAAACCAAGCATCTCCCATATTATCACCTGTAAATTTAACATCTCGAACACGGAATAAACCAGAAGTACCAATGATTGATGATTCTAGACGAATGATGCTATTGGGCTGAATGCTTGGATCAATTAGAGCTTTACATGCAACTGTGTAGCGTCTGACGCGAATCTTCTTTGGGGCTTTAGTAACTACTGTGCCGTCTTTCTTGTACTTCTGTTCACGGTTCAATGCGACAGAATTAGCGTCATGTGCTGTGCCATAGTTTTCACTGACAACATCACTCTTGATGTAGGGCAGACCAATCAACCCTGAGTCAGGTGTTAATACAAGGGATGTTGTTGTGCTGTCATATTTAACAGGTACGCCACTTTCTCGACTAATCTTCTGTTCTTGGCTTTCTGTAAACCCAAAGATGATTGTTTCACCTTGGTCTGTAATGCGCCATGTTAAACCAACGATATAGCAAAGCTCGTCTAACACTTCTTTGATTGTACCTGATAAGGCATACCCGTATGGGAACTTGTAACCTTGTAGATATGCTAGTTGTTCAGGCGTGACATTTGGAAAACCAAAGGCTACAGCAAAACTATCCTTTGCTATCTGTGTCGGAACTAAACCATCTATGGGTGTAGAGATGCTCACAATATCATTCAAGATGCTGAGCAATGGTGTTTCAGTTGCAAAGCTTTTAACGAGCTTCTTCCCCATGTTTAAATCAGCAAACCTGTTACTGACAGCAATGGATGTTTCACTTAATGGGTTGTCGTGTTTAAAGCTAATCTCTGTAGCTTGACCCACAAATAATGTCTGTGGAGCTACGCCATCATTTTGAAGATAACCACAGACAAGCTCTACAGTTGAGTATAGTTGACCAAACTGTAAAACTGTCTGTTGTGTTAAACCATAGATTTTGATACTGCCTGTCGAGGAGCTTTTGGCTTCATCAAGTTGCTTGGTGTAATCAAACTCAATTCTAAAATCATTCGGTATGGTGGTTACGACACCCGTTTGTAGATTCTTGATGCGCAATGAAACATACCGGTTGAATAGCATTTAATCACCTATAGCGATGTAGTAATACCCACTCCATAATGAAATAGGTGTTGAGGTTGGTGTTGGGTTGAAGGCATACACTGTAAATAACAAGTCAAGGTCAAGATGTCTCACCAACATAATTGCGTCAGGTGTGATGGCTTTACCACCCACTAGGACAACCCCGTTAGAGGTGATGGTTAGTATCCACTGATCAAGACGTTCATTGTAATCAAACTTCAATAACAGCGGTGTATCACCTACACTAGATTGCAACGTGTAGCTGCCTGTGTTGTATGTGTTGAGGTAGTTTGTCATTTCCTTTCACCAATTGCATCTGCCGCTGCGCGTATCTTCGCAGCTTTGACTTGCAATTCTTCAACTGTATTCAGCACGCGCTCACTGACTTGTCCTTCCGGTAGCGGAGCTTTCCCTGTAGAAATCTGCCCTGCCTTAGCAACCTCTGCTGTACCTGTAGCAGCGCCATCCTTAGCTTCTGTTGGTGTTGTTGGCTTCAACAGTGCAATGGGTACACGTTCTTCTTTCTGTCGTCTGACGGTGGCTACACGAATGGGGGTGAACGACATGCTGACATTCACTGAGTCCCCACTTGATGCTGAGTCTGTAAATCGTAAACTGGTGAGTACACAGTTGCGGTATTCAAGGAGTGTATCTGTTCCTGATTTACCAACAAGGATTGTGCAACCAAGTTTATTATTCCGGACAAACAACAACTGATCTCGAATTAAGGCTGTTGGTGATAAGGGGAATGAATTATCCCCTGTGAGTAAACCATCAACAAATGAAACTAACACACCACCTTTACTTGGATTGGAGATGTTGTAATCACTCACAACACCTTCAATATCAATGGATACATTCTTGTGATGAATATGGTCAGATATTGGCGCACCACTTTCAACGGGATGTTCTGTGACAGTTGATGTGTAGGTTTCTGAAGCACTGGTGATGCAATCAAAACTGATGGTGTTCTTTCGGTTTTGATTGTCTTGGTAGAGCAGGGTATACATCATTTGTGTGCTGCTCCGCCAAGGTCGATAGTAACAGGTGTGCCTGATCGTAGGTCAATTGGTTGAGTGACTTTTTTCCCATCTGACGTAGTGATGACAACATTAAGAATGTTTCCACTACCCATTCCAAGGTTTTGCATCTCTTGAACTGGAAACCCATCACCCCTAGTCATTGAGTCCCACAGGGAGGTTGTCGGTAGCAACTTCCAGCGTCTGAATGCTTCAACCTGCGTTGCTGTGCCAGCATTCATATATGCGGCGGCTGGAATGCTTCCAGACTGCCCAGTCAGCGCGGGATTGGTTGTACCAAATACTGTGTTCAAGCTTTCTTTGATTTGATCGAAAGAAAGCTTTGGGCTGTTGCGAATGACAGCCCACAAGAGTTCAAACTTAGCAATCATGACATCAATA